TATTTTGCTGACGTACGAAACCCTAAAAAAGGCTCCGGCCAAAATTTCAAAACCAGTAGCGGCCTATGATAATCAGTATCAAGTTATGCGGGACATGGAACCAAACTCACAGATTCGGGAGAGTCCGTGGGTGGGGTTTTTACAGGAGCCCGTGCACACTGGGCGCACGGGACCGATAGGCGAGTTTGTTGGGGTCGAGTCGAGTTCGGGTAGCGCGGTTCTTTATGATCTGCAGGGAGGCGACGTCAACCAGAATCAGGCGCCGCCGGCTCTCAATGCAAGCCAGATTGATGCATCGGCGGCTGCGGCTGCTCAAGGTGCTACTTAGGCTGAATTACAACCGGGCGCATATTTGCGAGTAAAATTCCAATAATTAGACCCAAAAGAATAAGACCCATAGGGTTCGCTTTGAGACTTTCTAGAACGTCAGGCTTGTGTGCCTCGGCGTAAACTGGCTCAAAACGCGTCTGTTGCTGCTGCTGGGGCCATTCACTTTCGGACTGGGGTCGGTCGTTTCTTAACTGGGGCTCCCCGCTTTTTGACAGGAATGGTAGGTTCTCCATCTATACTCTCATCGTCACTCTCGCTTTTATCTGGAACTACAAATCCATCAAGGTTGCCGTCGTTGTCCGCATCACTCTCATCAGTTTCCTCATCTTCATCGTCGTCAGCAGGGGCGTTGGAACTGACGTCACTCTCTTCCGTATCATAGTCTCCAATATCGTAGTCGTCCTCGACCTGCTCAACAGGCTCGTAACGCACCGGAGGCTTGGAAACGCGACCAGAGCGCGTACGGGGAAGAGGCTCATTGCCCGTGGGAGCGGACTCTGCTCGGGATGAAGGCGGGGCCATTGTCTGGATAAGAATCGAGCGTCTCGTTTAAGTACTTTGGGAAGAACTGAAGCCCCTTTTCGAGTGCGAGTTGATTAATTGTAAATTCACCCTCGTAGCCGAGCTCATTTGCGATCGCGTTGAGCTCCTCTTGATGGTCCCCGTCGTCTGAGCGCCGAATGCCCAACCCGAGATCCCTGATGTTTTCTAGGGATGCGTAGAGGGCACTTGCAGAACCATCCAAGTCTGTGGTCCGGAGCATCACCTCGAACGTCTTTATATTCAAGAGGAAGCGCTTCCAGCTTTCAGGGTCGAGTCCTGAGAACTTGTGGACGCGCTTCTCGTACTTGCGGAAGCGGTCACCCTGTCCGCCTATTGGGAAAAACATCCATAAGAAAAGAACCAGAAGGGCTACCCACAATAGCAACATCTTGGAGCTGCTCTACTATTGATGGGGAAAGAATTGTTCCTTCGCTCTTAAACTCGGTACACTGTTCATCGAGACACCTCTGGAATATCCGTCCTGAATGAATCGAGAACCATATATGGTTCGACTTGTGCTCACTCTTGATTCTCTCACAGTAGCGCGAGTCCGTCTGGGCAAACCACCCATCGTGCTCGTGGCGCTGGACCTTCTTGATGCGCGCGCGCCGCTGACCCGGAAGGTACCGTTGAACAAATTCTTCGAGCGCTGACGTGTCCGCGAGGGTTTCAGTCTCCTTGGCTTGCTCTTCGGTCCGTACCGCGAAAAGAGCCAAGATTTCTACGCTCGGCTCTTTGCTGAGGTCCGGGCCCCCAAGTTCTTTCCATGGAATGTAGGGATCCCCTGTAGGCTTTTTGTGTGACCAGAGCATGCGTAGACCAGACCCACCATAGACGCTCGCATCCACGATGGTGTCCCAAGGTCCTTCACCGAGACTCGTGATGATTTTTGATCGTAAATTGAGAGCCTGAATTCTGTTCACGATAAGGTCCGGCCAATGGAGATGGACGCCCGTCTTGATCCCTTCTTTGACCGGACGAGGTTGAGCCCGAGCGATCAAACACCTCCCACCTTCTACAGCCTCTTGAATTATGAAACAAAATTGGAGAAGGTCCTCATCTTTCAACTTTTCCTTAGCCTTGTAATCAAGGTCCACAAAGAATTTGAAATTTTCCGTCTTTTGCTCAACCACATACAATTTCGTTCCTAAATTGATGAGGTCAATATAGATTCTGTAAAATTCCATAGTGTCCTCAAGTGGGACGAATAGGATCCCGCCATCCATGAGCACATGGGTCGCTGGACCACTTGGGACGCGCCACCTGTTCATACTTGTCTAGTCATCGTCTGATTCCTCTAAGGTGATCCACTCCCAAAGTGACTTGGTGCGCTTCTCCTTCTTTGGAGGCGCCTCAGCCACCTCGGCCGCCTTGGCCTCCTCGACCTTCTCAATTTCGTGACACAATTTGCGAAGCGTCATTTCTTGCGCAAGTTTATGAGGATCCTCACCTTGGCCCCTGATGCTGGCTAGGATCGTCGCAAACTCGAGTTTTGACCGAGTCATTCTGGTATAAGTCCAGGTCTTTTTCACTAATTATGTACGCAAATTGAATGGCGTCTTGTGTTGACTTACCAGGGCCCTGTGGAATTCAGGGTTCGTGATGACGTGTTGACGGATCATGGGCCACAGGTTTCCCCGCTGGGAAATCGCCTCGAGCGTCTCGAATTTACAATCGTCATTTTCATCGTAATTCTTGCGGAAAGGCACCTGGGCCCCTTCCATCTTGTCCTTCTCCTCCGTAAACCGCTTGACTATATGCCGATGCTCTATGGCCGTCATAGGGAGATCAAATACATATACGTGGTAGTGATTTATGACATCCACGCCATCTTCAATGTCCCTAGGCTCTGGTGTATCGGTGACAAACTTAAAATAGGCGTAAGAACCCCTTTTTAGGTTTATCGTGCCCCGTGTTTCTTCTTCGAGTTCTCGAACCGCACATCGAAGTGGGTTATAGACCTCGCGTCGGCGACACCCGCCGGTGACGAAAGTCCACTCCCGGTATCTCCGGTCATGGACGATCAAAAAGTGGGGAAGATCATTCACTGTGCTCATCGGGATCGCTATCGCTTTGTGTCTCTCTCGAGGCATGGTCGGCCTCTACTGATACTTCCTTGGCAAAAAAACCGCCGAGATTTCCCGTACGCGGGTTGTAAGTAATCAGGAACACGAGACCAAGGAGCAGTAGCCAATGCCACAACTGCATTGACATTTATGAATTTTAAATTTACGTCTAGTTCGCGTACAAGACGCCTCCCAGACCGTTCTGGATGCGGAGCACGTTGTAGTTGACGGCGTACAGGTAGACCGACGTGTAGTTGATGCCGCTGTTGCACAGACCCAGGATACCGTTGGTCACCAGAGGGCTGGTCACCAGGCGGAAAGTGTCGATGCGGCTGAAGTTCAGCGTGCCCGTTGGCTGGAGCTTGGAGGTGTCCAGGCAGTAGCTGATGATGGCCACGTTGGCCGTAGCCTGGTTGTGGTTGTAGCCGAAGGGCGTGCTGTAGTACTGGGACAGGTCGACCCACTGGGGCATGAAGCGAGCCTCACCCACATCCACACCGTTGACCTGGGTCTTGAGCGTATAGTTGGAGGCGACGGTGGAGTTGGCACCGTTGGCGTAGATGGCGTTGTAGTTGACCGCTGGGAAGGCCAGGAACTTGATGGGCTGAGCCAGAGCAATCTCCTGGGTTGGCGTGTTCAGCACCGTCACACGGTTCACCTGGGTGATCAGCAGGTCCTGGGTCGTCTTGGCGAAGTAGTCGCGCTCGGTCTGGTCCAGGTACACAAAGTTGGTCCAGCACTGGAACTGCAGCTGGGAGTAGGTCGTGGCCGAGTTGGCCGTGCCCTGGAAGAAGGACACGATGGTGCCGACTGGGGTCACGACAGACGCCGGGTTGGGCTGGGAAGGGAAGGAGATGGCCACGTTCGAGTTGGCAATGTTCGACACGCTGGTCACCACCACTGGGCCGTTGATGGCCGTGCCCGCCACATACTGGCCGACCGTAACGGACACGTTCGAGCCAAGTGGGTTGCTGATGGCGGTGAAGGGAAGGAAGCCTGTGGTGGCGTTCTGTGCCGTGGTGACGGCGGCGGCAATTGCACCGGCCGCCACTGGCGCGTAGACCTGCAGGGTCGCGCCCGCGCTGAACAGCGAGTTGATGCTCGTGTTGGCCGTGTTGGAGAAGGCCACCTGGACGTTGGACATGCCGCTGGCCAGCACGTTCGACACGTACTGAATGACCGACACATTCGTCTGGATGTTGCTCGTGGGCGAAATCACGAGCATACCTGGGAACAGGGGGCCCGCGGTGTTGTTAACCACCAGGTTAGAGACGTTGGAGGTCTGGGCGACTGGGGTGACGAGCACGTTAGCCGTCGCCTGGGGAATGGCCGACAGGACTGGAGCCGTGGTGGGGCCAAAGTTGATCGTCGAGCCCAGGGTGGCCGACCAGGTGATGCGGATCTCCACGTCGTGGTACTGGAGCGCCACCAGTGGGATGGACACGGACCAGTCTTTGCAGAAGAAGAACTTGAAGGGGAAAAAGGCGTTGCGCTGGTTGGTGGAGCCGGTCGAGTTGTTGTTCAGGTAACGGGAAGAGAAGTTCTGCGCGCCGGTCACGGGCTCGATGTCGGTCATGTACTCGAAATCCTGCGTGTCAATCACCTGTCCGCCAATCAGCAGCTCCACCTTGTCGATAACCTTGGACCAATCCAGGTTGCTAATGAGGGACCCGTTGGTGTCGCGGGCCGTCAGGTACGTATAGTTCATCAGGTCACCCTTCTTCTCGAAACGGATGGTCGAGATACCACCGGCCGTGGGCTGGCCCTGGATAATCTGTCTCTCGACCGAGTTGGCATAGTGGGTATACCGCTTGTAGTTGGAGCGGAAAAATGAAATCTCGGGCTTGCCCGTCAGCCATGCGTCCTGAGCACCAGTTGCGACAAGTTGAACGACACCGCCGCTCATTTTACAATTGGTCTAGATTATTTTGGCACGGGTCTAGACGACGGCGAGGGATGGGAGAGCCACCGCATTCTTCTCGAGCTGGTGGATCGCCACGTCGAGATTTTCGGTGGCCGCCAGGGGGTTCGCCCGACCCTTGAACTCGTTGAACTTGTAAAATTCAGCATCCTTGTACTGCTGGAAGCGACCGCCATTCATATGGGGCACTGGGAAGGCGATGGTCTCTGATCTCAGCTGAGACATGGCGCCAACCTGATTCACTGGGTCCTGGCGAACGTTCATACGACCAGCATTTCCCGGGCGATCCTCCTTGGATCTCAGTCCGCTCGAGCGGGTCAGGGACTTGTCGGTGTAGGCCACGGCGCCACCAGCTGCGTAGGGCTGGGCCACGTTGAACTGCCCCGGGCCGGTCGAGAGCGTGTCCTCGCGCCCACCCGTCTGCTGACGGATCGTGGAGCGCTCACCCTTCAGGAATTGCGGCCGAGATTCGGCTCCAACGAGAGAACCGCCCTGACCCTCGCCCTTGTTCTGGGCGGGCGGGCGGTACCACGCCTTGGTATCCTTGGCCTCGTGCGTAATGATGCCCATGCCGCCTGCACCACCGTTCTTGACGACGGCCGCTGGAGTTCCGGGGATCCCCTTGAGGGTCGTGAGGCGCTCCTCGTTGATGTTGTTGGGAAGGGCCCGGAAAAAGTCGTGGAAACCACCAGCCGCCGCCACGTCTGGACCGAGACCCAGACCTGGACCCACATTCATGCGCTCAATTGGTTGGAGGTTGTTCATTTTGTTCGTCACATTCTCGCGTGCATACAGATCATACACGGGCTGACCATATGGGGATCGCGAGTTCGTCTTGGAAAGGACCTGGAGAGAAGGGACGGCATCCTTGGGCTGGAGGCGCCAGTCGCCAACACGCCGACCAAGATCTGGGGTCATAATTTTGAGGTCAAAATAGTCGGCCGAGTGGTCGACTGGATTCGCCATAAGATCCACATCCTTACGGGTAATCGATCGAGTGGTTGGCGGCACATTGCTCTCGCGCTGAGTCTTGGGAGTCTCGTAATCCTCCCGCTCTGCGAAACGCTTACCGGCAAACACAAGACCCACAACTGCTGCTAGGGCCAGAGGGTCCATTATTATTAGACCGAGAATAAATAGCTAGCTTACTTTCCAAAGTAACGCTGAGCGAAACGGGTGTTCTGGTCGTCAACAAAAGTGCTGATTGGATTCCAATCCATAACACGCTGTGTGAGGGTCACATAGCTATTTGGGAAGTCGTAACCGGTCTCGGTCCAATCCTTGCGCCAGTTGGTCGTGGGGCGGACGCGGAGCTCGCTCTCAACCTGCGTCTTGTCCTCGAGGACAACCTGAGCGGGACCGATGAACACACCCTTCTGGAGAACATTGGGGCTTGTATCAAGACGAGACATATTAATAGAAGTGGCGAAAAAAGTCTTGCTGGATAATAACAATGCCTTCAGCTCCTTCCGGTGGAGCTCGAGATCTCACGCCCCGGCGCCGGGCCAAGTCCAGTTCGCCTGTCCGTCGGTCTTCGCCGCGTGCCGGTCGCCGATCCGCCCCGGCTCGTTTCGGTGGGTCAGTCAATCCAATGTACCGCCGGGCCTTTTCCGCGCCACCCGGAGTTCGCAATTCGAGCCCTCCCCGCGCTCGTGGAAGCGCGCCGCGGGCCCGCCGTTCGGTGCGCGGTGGACCTGGCCGTGTAGCCAAAGGGCTCACGCTCGCAATGGCGCTCCAGGCTGCCCTGATGGGTCGCAAGGTCAACACCCCTTTTGTGGGTGCACCTGGCAAGACGCTGGCCGTCTACCCCCTGGGGTCAAGCGGGCCGAATTACGCGTATATGACGCGGACTATGGGTCGGCGTCAAGAACTCGCCAAGTACCCGGTGGTCGAGCGCACGCGTGCCCGCCGCCCCAAGACGTGCGGCCGCAAGGCGTGCCTGGGTGGCCAGCCCAATAGCAGTTTGTACGAGCCCAAAATGACGTTTGTCAAATTGAACGGTAGCAGAATGCCCCGCAAATTTGGCGAGGGTGCGTACGCCAACTTCCCGATGCCCGTCATTTCGGCCGCCAACATCCTGAAATTCGAGGCTCAGGGGTACCAGCTGCCCAAGTCGGTTCTCAAACAGGCCCACGCAGGTCTGCCGATTACTGGAAACTATAAACCTTCGAATAAGACCCTGGCGGCTCTGGCGGCCAAGGATCCACGTATGATCCCGGCCCTTTTGAAGGCGGGTGCGCCTCTGCCGAGCCGTTTCAACCGGACAAACCAGCTTGCACTTCCTGCGGGTGTGCAGAGAAAACTCCAAGCCCTGGAGAATCGTGCACGCTCGATGGCAGTGATGGGGACGGCCAAGGCTGTCGCCCTTCCATATAAGGTGGCGGCCAAGGCGCGTAATGTTGCGTCTTCCGTGGGTCGTGGTGCGTCCTACGCCGCTTCCCTGCCTGGTCGTGGAACGCGCGCCCTGGGTCGCTTGATGAGCGCTCAGGGTCGTCGCCTGCCAAATTAAGCGCCGCCGCCGCCACCGCGACCAGCGCCGCCGTTGCCGGCGCGCAGCTGAGTACGCTCTGGGAAGTGGAAATTGAAATCATCTGGATCGCAAGCGGCACCGCCTTGATCCTTGCACATTGGTGCAAACTTGCGACCAAACGACGCCTCTGCGAACGCCGTCTGGTCGTTGGGAATCGTGCTCACTGGGGCGGTGTAAAAGTTGCGCTCGGCGTCGCGCACACGCTCAAAGGGGTGAATCTGGGCCCACTGCTGCTGGACTTCACCGCGGACGCTGGGATACCACGCAGCCGATGGACGATCTGGGTTGTCCGCGTAGTCGGTCAAAAGCACGTTGCCCATTGGGTTGTCGAATGATGGGAGCGTCACGGCATCACGCATGGGGCCTGAGATGCGGCCATCAGCCTGAGTGCCACGGACCTTGCCGTCCTTTATCAGGTTGGCCGTCCATAGATAGTACAGAATAGAGAGCACCAGGATGCCTAGTGCGAAAATACGCGGGTCGCGGTTGATAATGTACACGACGCACGTGGCGTAAATGACGAAGCGCGCTGTGGCCAGAGTGCGCTCACGGGCCGTCTGCTTGGAGGTGGGCCAAAAATTGAGGATCTCATCCTTGTTGAAAATCTGCTTGAGATCCATTCTAATCTTAGTTGAGAAATTACTTCTTACGGCGAGTCGGCCCCTTCACCTTGGGGTTCTGCCGAGGGGCTGGAGCCCCAAAAGGGTTGCCGCCCCCACCGAGCATCTGGGCGAGCATGTTGTTCATACCAGCCATGAGCGCCTGCTCATCGACCGCGCCACCTGGACCGCCCTGGCTCTGCATATTCTTGGCACAAGCCTCGGCTGCCGTCTCAATCATCGCGAGCGTCTCGGGTGGGAACATGTTGATGGTGTTGCCCAGAATGTACATCGTCTGGAGGTACTGCCAAATAGCCTGCTTGGTGTTCTCGGTGGCATCTGGATTCGCCCAAATCACGTGCATGTTCAGGTTCTTCACAAACGGATTTTCCTCGCAAAAGAAGCCATCATCCTTCTGCATCAGCTTTGTGGCGTGGGGACCAACGTCCTGCATGAAACCCTCAAAGGTTCCACGGTCCCGTGGAGCCTCCTTGGCCGTCTTGACCGCCTCTTCCTCGGGGAACGTAGCATTGAGCTCGTCGAGGAATTGACCCATCATCTCATTGAAAGCCTTAACCGTCGTCATTTATGTTTTATCTAAAATCTACATCCTTAAGTTAAAAAGGTTCGCGCGAAATGGTCTCGTGTGAGCCCTGCCCCTGGCTCACGATAAAGTACACGAGCAGAGCCACGAGGAACGCGGGCTTGAAAAAGTCGGAGTTCTTCACCTTGCCCTCGTTGTTCATCTTCGCCTTGCCGTAAATGTAAGCGATGGTCACACCAGCCGCAATCACGGCCGCACCGAAAGGCTCACGAAGGTACTGATCCATCTATTACCCTCTACGATTATTTAACCGAGCTTTTCGATGCGCTGATGGCCGGGGGTTTTAGACTCGGCTGCGTCATCAAATAGATTCTGCTCCATTTTCTGGATATTCTCTGGAGCAGGTGTTGCACCCTCCATTGCTGGGGGCGTCATCGAGTTGTTCACCGTGACGGTATTGTCCACTCCCCCAGGTGTCTTACCGAATTCCATATTGGAATTGTCCTGGTTCACAGGCTCGCCGTCCTGATTGTTGGGCAAAGGATCCTCGTTCATCATATCTGGGTCTTCGTCCTCAGCCTCTGGATCCTCGTCCTCGTGGTCCAGGTTCAGGTCCTCACCGGCGGCGGGCATGGGCAGGTACGTCTGGAGAATCTCGGCGGTCGGCACGAGGTCCTCGATCACGTTGCAGATGTGCTTGGTGAAACGGGTATTGAGGTTTTCATTACGGGCAGTCTCTGTGTTGGTCTCGGTGATGATGTAAGGCTCCTCATAGAGGTCCTTGGCGCACGCCTCGTAGCACCGCTGCACAAACACGTCATTCTGCGGCAGCTTGATGCAAATCTTCTTGGACTTTTTGTCGGTCCGGATCGCACTCAGGATCTTCACGTGAATCACAAACACAGCCGCGAGCAGGTTTGGGAAAAGGGGCTGGTTTTTCATGATAGCCTCTGTATTTTTGAGTGAAATTGAGGAGTTCCATGTCTTGATGCCCCGGAGAAGCTCCTGGAACACCTTGATTGTGGTCCGGGTCTTCTTTTCGGCGCACTCCTTCTGGGCCTCGAGCCATATTTCCCAGAATGCAGCAATCATCACGGGAACCATGGCGTCACAGAGCTTCTTCGTGAAGCGCCGCTCGGACTCGTTCAACAGGTCCATTCTTAGTAAAGGGAAACAAGTTTCCCGCGGGCCCGAAACGCGGGCCTATTTCCTCTTTGTCACGCGCAGTTTCTGGGCCGTCTTCTGCAGGTTCACGAGCCCGGGCAAAATATCGACCGGTTCGGGGTCCTGACGATCTTCGAAGAGCGTCACGTGAGCCCGTTCCCATTGAACCCTGAGTTCCACGGGGCCCACGAGCTCCACGTGGTACCCGAGTCTTATCAGCTGCCGGCCCATGTACACGACCGCCTTGGCAATGTCGTACCTCGGGTACCCCACGACGAACGGAGGGACCATCAGGACCGCCTCTCTTCTCCCAAGTTCGTAGGATGTTCGAATTTTGCGAGAAAATTGCTGAAGAATCGCTCGATACGTTTCTTTTTTCACATCAGCCCTAACCTTTTCCATGGATGCAATCTCCTTGGCGCTCAAAGCTTCCATGTCCTAATTTTGAAGAGGAATTTGTGCCTAGTACTTGTACGCGGACAGCGGGGGGGTGGTCACGGGCTGAGACAGCGCATACTTGAGCTGAGAATCTATGGCGCCCTGCACCTCGGCCCATGGCTGGTACTGGTCCTGCTTGTAAGCCTTGGCGTAATCCCGGACGACAGCATCCTTCTGTGTCATAATGTCAACAGTCCCGTCAGTACCGACCCGGGCCTGGATGTCCAACTGGGTCCCGTAAAAGTGACGCGTATTCATGAACATGAATCGGGACTTGTACGATCCATCACCCTGGTGGTTGATGAACAGGGTCTCGAGAGGAACCAGATCTGGGTTCGTCATCTGGATCTTCTCGATGATGCTCTGGGTCACATCAGGCGGTACACGCTCGGCCGAGATGTACTCTGTGCTGTAGGTCGAAGTCTCCTCCTTCCGGCCGTTCAAAAGGAGAAACAGGGCGATGGCCGCCAGCCCGATGATACTCAGGTCGGCCTTCATATTACTAAAGACTGCGAAAAACTTCGGGGCCAAAAAAATAGACACCAAGTAGCAATGGCCCTCCTGGTCTATTCCGACAAGTGCAAATGGTCTGCGGATATTATCCAGTTCATCAAGACCCAGCCGGCTCTGCTTGAGATTGTGCGATTCCACAACATCACGACCCACGGCGTGCCTTCCAAAAAGATTACAAAGGTGCCGACCCTCGTGACCAACGAGGGCGTCATGAAGGTTGGCGGTGAAGTCAAGACGTGGCTGACGTCAATGATTCCATCAGAGTTTGAGTCGTGGAATTCAGCCCCAAGTTTCACTTCAAATTTGGACGGCACGGACGCCCCAGGACTTTTCGACCTGGATCGCTACGGGGAGTCTCTCCAGCCGACCCTGACTCCTGAATTGGAGGAGAGAATAGCCATGAGCGTCACCGACGCCTACCAAAAGGCGCGTTAACTTAGAGAATTTGAACACTAAATGTGTAACTATGCATCTCAAGACGATCCAGGCGGCGGCCCTGAAGTCTGTCTTTGAGGTCCTCAAGGACATCATCAATGATGTGAATGTCTATTTCTCCCCCAAGGGTGTTCAGATCCTGACTCTCGACACGGCTCGTGTGACGCTCGTGGACATGAGCCTGAGCTCCGAGAACTTTGAGGAGTTCTCGTGTCCCGTGCCGATTGCATCGGGCCTGAATATGACGAACATATACAAATTGCTCAAGAGCATCTCGGGTACTGACACCTTGACGATCGACGTCAAGGACCGGGACTATATGGATATTTTGATCGAAAATCCAGTCAAAAAGTCCTCGACCAAGTTCCGTCTCAAGCTTCTCGATATCGACGAGGACATCCTGGACCTGCCTGACGTGAACATGAACATCGTGACGACGATGGCCTCGGTGGACTTTCAACGCATTACACGTGATATGGGTAACCTGGCCAACGAGATGACTATCGTTCGCGAGGGCAACAAGCTCATCATGAGCTGCAAGGGTGACTATGCAGAGCAGGAGACGGTTCTCGAGTTTCCAGAGTCTGTGAGCCGGACCGGTTCTATTTTCAGTCTAAAATACATCAACTTGTTCACCAAGGCGACCAACATGTGCTCGAGTGTACAGCTCATGCAAGATTCTACGAATGAGAATATGCCCATCATTTTCCGTTACACGATTGCCAACCTAGGAGACCTCAAGTTCTACTTGGCCCCTAAGATTGACTGAGGAGCACCGTGCCCCCCACGATCGCAGCGATACCAGCAATCTGCTTGGCGTCCAGGGCCTCCTTGAGGATCAAAACGGACAGACCCGCCACGAAGAGCGGGACGGTCGCCGTTATGGCTGCGACCAGCGAAACCTGATTGTGCTTGACGACCGAAAAGTACATAATATTGGCCAAGAAACCGAGGATTGTCGCCCCGAGCATCACGAGCACCACTGGCACCACGAGCCCACGAATCTCCTTTTGGATGAGTTCCTTGTGCCAGCCTATATAGAACAAAGTCAATACGAAATATATCGCAGCGCCAAGTACAAACACAGTCTGGTGGCTCAGGGACGAGGCGACGTGCTTCTGGGCCACCATCTGGAGAGCTGTTAGGAGCGCGACCATAAGTGCCGGTCCAACGACTTTATTCACCATCTAGTATTTAAAAAGATAAAATACTAAGAATTCATGGAGGCGCGATTTCATGAAAGAATGAACGCGTGCAAGACGGAGGAAGATAGGGTAAGTTTTTTATTAAGCTGCGTACCTATACTAAGGGAATATACCACAGTCGAGACGGTGCCGAGTCAAGCGGCGACAAAGAAGGTTGCGAATCTCACACTATCAACTCGCAAAGGAGTCCAAAGAGGGGAAATTTACAAGAAGTACCTTCGCGAAGTTGAGGACAATTATGAGGGGACCGAACCCATCCAAGCCTTTCATGACCGCCCCTGTGCCGCCTGTGGTGAATTCTATACAAAAATTCATGAAGAGGCTCAAAGCGAGGATGTATGCACCAAATGCGGTGCTTCATTCTACGTGCTAGGGGAGGAGGTCGGGTTCAAAGAGGAGCAGGAAATGGAGAAGAATGTAACCTATTCGTACAAGCGCGAGAATCACTTCAACGAATGGATCAGTCAGTTTCAAGCAAAGGAATCGACGAGTGTGCCGGACGAATTGATAGAGCAATTACGCTCGGAGTTCAAGAAGCAAAAGATCAAAGACCTAATTGAGATTACACACGAAAAGGTCAAGGCATTATTAAAGAAGCTTAATAAGGCCAAGTACTACGAGCACGTGCCCTATATCACCACCATCCTGAACGGCATACAGCCCCCGACGATGCCACAGCCCCTCGAGGATAGGCTCCGGCTCATGTTCCACAAGATCCAAGCCCCCTTTGAACACAACAAACCCTCGACCCGCAAGAACTTCCTGAGTTACTCGTATGTCCTTTACAAGTTCTGCGAGCTCCTAGGGGAGGATGATTACTTGCCTTGCTTTCCTTTGCTCAAGTCCAAGGAGAAGCTCTATATTCAGGATCAAATTTGGGAGAAGATGTGCAAGGAACTCCAGTGGGAGTTTCTCAAGACGGCTTAGCAGTCAATCTGGTCCACAATCACGGGCACCTCAATCTCCCGCTCTATCCGCTCAATTTCCATGGGTCCATTTTTGTCTGGAAAATTGATCAGGTATCCCACCTCGAGGTTCAAGAGCTTGAGGTAATTCCGGGTTTGAATTCGGTAGGTCTCATTAAGCTTCCCTACCGACTTGAGCTCGAGCACCACCTTGCGCTCCACAATCAAGTCGGCCCGCACGTGACCCACGTTTTGCCCGTCATAAAAAACGGGCACTATCCGCTCGGTCTCGTAGTAGAGACCCCCACGCCGAAGAGCCACCTCAAATGCACAGTGGTACACAGACTCGCTGTACCCTGGACCCAGAGAATCCCAGATCTCACGGGCCATAGAGGTGATAGACATTGATACTGACAAGACCTGCGAAAACTATAACTTTCCCAAGTATCACCAATTTAGGAAGTGAATTCGATCTATCCCAGTCCTGACAGTGCCACTTGGGTCTCAATGTGAATATGAGATCGACCAAGAACCCAAGACCTAGGGCTCCTAACAACACGTTTTTTTGAATGGGTCTGGTGGCGACCAAAATCATGGCCACCAGAAACATTGCGGACGCCAAGGCATCCTTGATTTGTCCTATTTTCATTCTAATTTATGAAACTATAATTTTAACGCATACGCGCCAGAAGTTCGGTGTTCGTTGGCATGCTCTGGAGCCGAGGGCCAGCGGTGATGCGGAGGGTCCGTGCCGCCGCCCGAGAGCGCGACCGGGACCGGGACCGGACCGCCCCACCCTCAATAGCCTTGGTTCCTACGCGACCAGCGAGCATCGCAGCCTCTTCAGCATTGCCCATTGTCAAGACGTGAACGGTCGCTCGAACATTGTACGCAAGCGCGGGGATAAAATGGGAACTGACCGCCAAGAATGCGATGAACATGGTCCAGGCAAGGTAAAACTCGAGGTTCACACGAGCACGATTGGCCGCCTGCTCGTACTGGCCAATCTGGTTGTCCATGGCCGTGACGGTCCGGCTCGTCACGGATGAGACCACCCACTTCACAGCGAACATGGGATTTGCAACGGTCGCAACGGCTCCACCCACATTGATGACCGTCTGCCGGCCCGGCGCGTAGTTCATGGCGCGCTGACCCCACGACCGTGCGGCCAAAGGGGCGTTTCCAGTGGGCGTGGGGGCCATTGCGGGCAGGCCACCGGCGGGCAACTTCGGGAAGTGCATGATGGCGCCCACCGCCGCGAGGCTGAACCCGAGGGTCAAAAGGACGCGCTTGAGGGTCACGCGCGAAAGACACGAGAGGGCCACGGCTGGGTGTTTACGGAGCTCGCGGGTCAGCGCCTGTTTGCGCTGCGGTGCCGGCGCCACCAGGGCCATCTGGACACCCGTTGTCAGTGCCAGCCGACGGTTGTTCCGCACGGACCCGTTCGCGGATCGTCCACGGGGCCGCCACTGCTGAATCTCAGCAAGGGTAGGCATTTCCTTTATTTAACGGGACATTTTTTTAAGGTCCGCCTTGAAAGACTTGGCGTACTTGCTGCGGACCCACGCGGCATCCTGCTTGTAAATGCGAGACGCACGGGGCGCCGTCCGCTTGGTCAGGGTGCTGATGGCCACGAGACGGCGCATGACGGCCAGGGGCTTCTCACCCTTGCTGATCCCTTTGGACAGGGAAATGCGACGGTTCGTCATCGCCTCGACGGGATGGTACCCGTACTTGGTGAGCATGCCCGCCTTGAGCTTGCCGATCAGCTTGGACCCCTTGCCGGCCGCACCCACGTCTGGGATGGGCACCGCCTTGACGCGGGTCGTACCCGCCTTGCGGACATACGAGTAGGAGGGGCGACCCTTGGACGCCCGGACCCGGATCACCTTGCGGGTCCGCTTCTGCATGTAGCTGGAACGCAGTATCGAGCTCATAGTGTGATATTTACTGAGAAAATCCTACGAGGAACATGCGGAGCTTCGCCTCCTGATCCGCACCAAAGTCAAAGAGGTTCATATTACCCGGGTCTATCATGACGGTCGGGGTTGTGTAGGTGGGCCTGAGGCGCATCGTAGAGGTCAGGATTGCAAACGCATACGATTTTAGATCCTTAATTTCGGGTGTAAATTTCCAGTCAAAGGCGAGTGTCACAATGTCTTGGGGGTCCCTCCCCAGAAAGGGACCGCATGGGGTCGCTTCGGCCGATCCACCATCCACATAGTTCCACCCATCGTTCAATTTTACAGGTGAAATAACAAAGGGAATGGCAACTGTGGCCGATACTGCGTCGACGACGCTCATGGACGGCGTCGAGTCGACCGAAAAGTAGACCGTCTTCATAGAATTCACACAATACGAGGACATGTGAATCTTTATTGGGAACCACTCGTAAAGCTCGGTGAATGTCAGGTCGTCCCGGTCTGTGAAGTATTTAATCATATCGCTAAATGTTTTTCGCAATTTAGAAATTGAAATGAGACCATAGTCCTTTATGAGACTTCTTAGGTTGGGTTTCATGAGGGTTTTGACCGGTATGGTCAATGAATAATCGAGAGCCTTTGTGGTGTCCCCCTTTGTGAGGGCAAACACAAGAGCCAAGAGCCCACCTGCGGACGCCCCCGAAATCTCCTCGAGGTTCGCAAGCTGACCCGCCTGTTTAAATTTTGAAATAGTCCCAAGTAATGCAAAGTACCCCATTCCACCGGGGCCAATGGCTAGGTACTTCATTCTACTAGGCGTCTAGTAATACTGGGGGAAGAATGAGCGCAGGGTCGCAAACACGATGGCGAACACCAGGGTGTGCACGCCGACCTGGACACCTAGGCCCGCGCCACCTGGCAGAGCCAGCAGCACACCGGGCGTCAGCAGAACGAACAGAAGAGCTGGCACGATCATGTCAGCGGTTGTCATACTCACCTTCAGCGCGTACGTGGCGATCACGTGATAAAGAACAACCAGGACCACGGCGTGCACAACCGCCTGGACGAGGAGGCTGGCGCCACTGGGCAGGGCCAGCAGCAGGCCTGGGCTCAGGACGGCGAACAGCAGGGCTGGGGCGAGAACCTTGGGGCCGGTAATGTCAATCATTTACTCTCTGTCGATATATTTTTCGGCCCATGCGTAAAAGTTCTCGGGCCCGAGTCGTTCACCAACGACCGGCAAGTTCCTGACGAGATCCCAGAGATCTGCGTGAGTTGGGTGGGGAGATTTGGCGGTGTGCCAGTGACGGGGATTGATGACGAAATGAACAAACATATTGAATGTGGCCCGGTTCCTGAGGTAACGCGCCTCCGTGTATTCACGGATCTTCATCCAACCATCGAGGAGTTCCTGGGAGTACATATCCTGCCAGTCTTCTGGATGGAGATCTGGGTCAAACTCGTCAGAGTCGTCCGAGTCGTAAGCCTGCTCGTAGTTGTAGGCATCACGCGAGTACTCATCATTGAGACCCATTATTTCTACTTACTATTAGTGCGTCACATGGCTTTAACCCATGAGATCCTTGAGCCCGGTCACGCTGACGCCCGAGGTTTCCTTCATGGGCGCCGCGTCCTGAATCGCCTGGAAAGCCCCCTCGACCTGGGCCTCATTTCCACCAAAAAATGAACGCAGGCCCGCCTTGATGACGTCCTTCGTGAGGCCACCCTTCGTCTTTTTCCTTTTGAAATTCACCTTGACCTTGTCCTGGACGCGGACAGTGTCAATCTCGTTACGAGCCATGTGTTCCGTCACAAACTTGCGAAGATCCTTCTCACGTGCGTTGAGCACGGTGAGATCTTTGCGAGCTGAGGCTAGTTGAACCTTAAGGCCGACCCACTCGGTCATAGCGTGCTTAAAGTCCATTTCTGGTAATTACGTAGTGTTTATTTTGAGTTTTGAAACGCGAGCTGGAGTTTACTGGTACTCGTTGTTGATCTCGAACTTGGGACGCATCACATCTGGAGGAATGGTGCTCAGGTTGAAGATGCTGACTGGGGTGCGGGGGTTCAGTGGCTCGCTGCGGAAGTCGCGGTTGGCGTTGCGCAGGTTGCCGCCCAGGGTCTCTGGGTAGCCAATCTGGCTGCGGGGGTCCAGGTAGTTCTGGCCCGACAGGATGGCGTCTGGGCTGAACTGACCGAAATCCTCGGTCTGGACAACCTCACGGGGAATCAAGCTCGCGGAAGTTGCTGGAGCGGGCTTGGCCGCGCCGCCGGCGAATGGGGCCGCTGACAGACCCTCGGAACCCTGCTGAGAGGCGGTGGCCTCCTGGGATCCGTACGCGGCGTTACCAAGGTTAAAGCCCGACACGTTGGCATTGGCGGGGGTGTATCCGCTCGAGCTAGGGCTGACCAAAAGCAGAAGGATGACGGCGGCCAGAACCAGTATCGCGAGTCCCTTGCGATCCATTTATTATTAGTCGGTGATATTTTTTTGGACGGGCTCAGTCCAGATAATCTGCTGGGTCCTCCTCGACCTCGGGCTCATCCGTGAACAAATAATCCTTGGGCACCTCTTGGACGCGGGGGCCTGTGCGGACGCGGACCTGGATCACACGCCAAATCGGGCCGAACGACTTTTTCAGGAACCACAGACCCGAGAGCTCGAGCACCACGTCGCACTTGGCCTCGGGCTTGACGTCCTCGAGGGCCAGTGCCGTCTTCTGGGTGTCGAACGCACACGTGGCCACCTGACCCTTCACCACGGCCAGTGAAGCGCCCAGGACGCCGTCCGTCACGCTCTCCTGGAAAGCGCTCGTGATTGTCTCGTCGCTCAGCTCCTTGCCGAACCACTCCTGCTTAGACTCCTTCGCCTTGGCCAGAATCTCCTCGTCAATCTGGCTGAACAGGCTGGAGTCGGCGAGCTTGAAATTGGGGTGACGGTTGTCCAGTGAATCCTGGAGGATCAGACCGTTCACCTGGTGCCGAACTGGGGCTCCACCTGAAGTGACCTTCAGGAAATAACGGCCGTCTGGGAGCTTCTGGGGCTTTGCGTACTCCATTATAGTATGTACAAATTTCTTCTTTAACATTAGATGAACGCGTGCAATCAAGAGTTCCTGAACAAGGGGTGCGTGTGCCTTGCTGACCCCTTGGATCCTTGGACAAATATTTGCGCATATATTGATCGGCAAAATGGTTTCGTGTACCCATGTGACCTTGGCTGCTGCGTTCCAAGATGTGAAAATATAGGCCAGTCACAGAATTTGAAGATGGAATTGCACAGGACGGGAGGCGTGGAACTTCCAGAGGGGTACGGGGCCAATCTTCCAATTGGAGATGCGGGTCCTATAGGTGAAGGCGCCAAAGAAGCACTTCCAGGTAAAGAGGCTAAAATCTCATCGACCCAACCCACCAACTTTCTGGGCCCGATGGCAAATCCCGACATCAAGGTTTGGCAGCTGCTTCTGTACCTTCTAATCTTTGTCGCTATTATTCTGGTGGCTGCAGGTTTTCTCGACTGAAACGGACTTAAAGCCTCGGGTCCCTGGTAATGTAGAAATGGCCACCACTACCCCAATCACCCTGGATTCTATCGCTAAGGAGATCAAGGCTCTGCGCAAGGACATCCGCAAGATCCGTCAGCATATTGAGGACCCGAGCGGCGAGAAGGCGGCTGTCCGCGCACAGAACAACGGCTTCAACAAGCTCCAGGACGTGACGCCCAAGCTTCGCGCCTTCCTGGGCCTGGGCGAGACTGACAAGATCTCGCGGTCACAGGTGACTCGCAAGATGAACGAGTACGTCGAGGCCAAGGGCCTGAAGGCCGGCCAGAACATCACGCTGGATGCCGCCATGAAGGACCTGCTACAGGTGCCAGAGGGCATCCAGGTAACCTTCCTGAACATCCAGAAGTATATCAATCCCCATTACATCAAGGAGGAGAAGCCCGAGACTGAGAAGAAGCCCCGCGCCAAGAAGGAGCCCGTGGCCGCCCCCACCGACGAGCCCCCAAAGGAGAAGAAGGTCCGCCCGAAGGTGGCCAAGGCACCGGCTGTGTAAATATTCTAAAACATATAGTATATGGCGCGCAACAACAACGGTGGTATTGGTGGATCTGGTATCTTTGGCCTCATTGGGACCACGGTTCAATGCAAGGCTGAGGACAAGGGACCGTACTGCACGATGGCCAAGCTTATAAACATAATCTTCTGGATCTTGATCCTGTTCTTCCTGGGCAAGTTTGCGCTTGATTACATCAAGAAGTGAGCCACTTAAAAATGTCACACCAAGTTATCACAACAAGAAATGGAACCGGCTCCTGAGCTGAATCGGGATCAGCTCAACACTCTGGTTGGTACAAAAGTCAAAAGCGTCGAATTGTATCGGCGGGCATTTACGCACAAGTCAGCCCTGAAGCGCTATTCAGGTTTGACTGGTTCGTACGAAACGCTTGAATTTATGGGCGACTCGGTTCTGGGATTCATAGTCACCAAACATCTTTTCGACTTGCACGAAAAGCAGCAGGAGGGGTTCCTGACCAAGGCTCGGACGAAAATGGTCAGGGGCAAGACCCTCTGCGAAATTTCCAAGGTTCTTGGCCTCGACAAATTGATCCTCATGGATGAGAAGGGTGAGCGCAACGGCTGGAACACCAATGAGCACATCATGGAGGATGCATTCGAGGCGCTCGTGGGGGCCATCTACCTCGATCTGGGTATGGTCCATGCAAAGACTTTTGTGTTTGAATCATTCACAAAAGTCCAGACGTCACTCGTCGACGACAATTACAAGGACCAATTGATGCGTTGGTGTCAGGCGCTCAAGTACGCTCTACCAGATTATCGCGTGGTCGGGAATATTAATGGTCAATTCTTCATCACGGTCGTAGTCGATGGCCTCGAGTGTGGGTCCGGTTTTGCACTTACTAAGAAGCAGGCTGAACAGAACGCCGCCGAGATAGTACTTAAGACTGATCCGCGATTTAAGAATAAGAATGTCCCAACCGGAATCAGAAAGCAGGGTGATTCTTCGAGCGCGGGAGTTGCTTGCGGCTGAATACGCCGAACAAAGAAGTCAGGAATGGTTAGATCTCCGTGACGGAATGATTACGGCCAGCGACGTGGCGAGTGCGATTGGCGAAAATCACTATGAAAGTGTTGATGCTTTTGTGAAAAAGAAGGTTCTCAAGACCAAATGGGCCGGGAACGCCGCGACGGCCCATGGGACCCTCCTCGAGCCTCTTGTGCGAGACCTCTATGACGCACGGACCGGACGCAAATCGCATGAGATTGGTCTGGTCCGGCACAGAGAGTACTCGTGGCTCGGGGCGTCGCCAGACGGCGTCACGGAGGATGGGCTCCTGATCGAGATCAAGTGCCCCTTGACCCGTAAGATCGAAGCGAAGGTCCCGAAGCACTATCTGCCCCAGGTCCAGCTTCAGCTTGAAATTACGGACCTCGAGGAGTGTGATTTCATCCAGTACCGTCCCGCGGACGCGGTGAGCGTCCCGCCCCGCCCCGAAGAGTTTGTTGTCGTCCGGGTCGTCCGGGATCGCGCATGGTTCCAGACCAACCTGCCCGCCATGAGGGCGGCGTGGGACCGGATCTGCAGCGGGCGGGCAAATGGCCTCTGCGATCTGGATGACGATGCGGTCACGTGGGACGATCCGCAATTTAAGAAGGAAATTGTATGTCTGTTAGTAGATGATGGAGGCCTGGAAGGAGGCGTTTGTGACGGGGGCCCCGACGAAGCGCGAGTTCCTCAAGTGTGCTCACAAGAACCGGTTCCTGAAATGCCGTGAGTGCCACGGGGATTTTTGTTATCGGTGCATTCAGCTTGAGGTGCATTCGTGCCCCAAATTGGATGAACGGGCCAAGATTGAAAGGGATAATTTGGCAACTAAATTAGTAAAGGTTCAAGCGCCCAAGGTTCAGGCATTCTAGAACTTCTTTGAGGACAGATACAGTACAAGCACTATGAAAATAATAAGGAAAAGAAGCGAGTTATTCACGATAAAGAATGTGATGGACTCGCGGTCCATAGACGACTGGCTCTTACCCTTGCCTTCCCAAGACCATGGAAGGTATGGACGATCCCACGTTGTGGTGCCATCGGCGTACTCGTACTTGCGCGCTGGGAAGGGGCGGAAAGGCGCGGGGCTCGTGTCGCTCGTCTTTAGGTACATGGGCCCTGAGAAGTTGAAGTTCATTTCTCCGTCCAGTTCTGGACGGCCACTCTCCTCCATGGGCGTAGGGTCAATCTCGGTGATGTAGCTCCCATCCATATGGATATTCTTGGGGAAGCCATCGAAATTGACCCCGAAGGATTCCGTCGCCGTGAACGGGTTGATGCGGTTTATGGCCATTTGGTCACACTGCATCAAGGCCGTCGCCATTAACATACTGATACATTATTTTTATAAGTTTTGGTCTGGATCTTCTGTTGATGGAGAGTCCACATTTGCTCAAGGTCCACGTCGAGCATGTGAGCCAACTGGAAGAGATAGCTAAACACATCTCCCATCTCCATGGTGATGTCAGTGCCACGGTCCTTTTTCAGGCCAGTCTTGCGGTAAATCCGCTGCGTCTGGCGAATTGACGAGGCCAATTCACCCATCTCCTCATTGAGCAACATCCATACGATACTCACCGGAGCCTTGTCCCAGCCCTTGCGCTTGCACATCTCGGCCGTCTCGTCACGGTATTTGTTCATTAAATATTGTACGCTCAAGTCCTCTAAGCAAGCTTAGCAAGAGACTTGCGGAAGGGCCGCCAAGAGCTTCCAATTTTCAATAGTTTTTTCGTTCGGCCCAGGGTTCGATGACTCCATTACTGAACAGGCGTATCCCCGTTCAATTATGAGAAATCCAAATAGGATGGTCCTGACGAAAAAAGCTCACTTTTTCTTGTAGAGCATCCAGATGGTATAGAACAAGATGGCGCAACCGGCCGCGCCCCACAGCCGCGTGCAGGGAGTCGGGTCGTTCACTGGATCCTTGGACTTGCAGGTGTTTGCCTGAAGAACAGAGGTGACGAGCAGGGCAAGGCAGCAAATGATGATGATAGACAGAGCTCTCATTTAATTTTAGACGCGAAAATATCCTAGAGCGTCACCTTGGTGTTATAGGGCAGCTTGTTGCCATACGTGCTCGTGCTGACTGGGATGGCGAGTGGCACTGGATTGGCCGAAATGTCGCGCAGGTACACAATCTGCTGAAGCATACCGGTCGAGATGGTCGCCGTCGACTCCTTGACCACCTGCTTGTTCATGCGGGCCACCTGGTTCATGATGTCCGTCCCTGGATCCTGGACCAGGTCAGTGTACACCTTGCGCATCAGCGCCTGGAGGTCAAAATCATTCTGGCGCTGGATCGTGTACCCCGTCTTGGCCTTCATCGCCCGGATGATGTCATCGTGGATACTCTCACGGTTGAACTCTGACAAGAAAGCCTGACCGACTGGCGTGGCGACACCGAGGCGGACCGAGCGCATATCGTACGTGTCCATTGAAATGAGCCGGGAAAAAAAGGAGGGCTTAAAAATACAGGACGTCAAAATGACAATGAGGGTCATCAAGCGCTCGGGTGATGAGATGCCTATGCTCTTCGACAAGGTGACCAAACGAATTTTGAAACTAAATTCAGCGCCCGAGTTTCAGCCCCTGAACATCCAGCCTGACAAGGTGGCCCAGAAGGTTTTCACGAGCATGTTCGACGGCATTTCCACCACAGAAATCGATAACCTCACGGCCGAGGTTGCCGTCGCTATGATGACTGAAGACCCAGACTACGAGACTCTGGCCATGCGCGTGACCGTTTCGAACCTCCAAAAGGCCTGCCCAAAGACGTTCAGTGACGCGATGGTCGCCCTGCACGTCAAGGGCATCGTCAGCGACCATTTCATGAAGTGCGTGGCGCTCGAGTTGGACGCTGCGATCCAGCCGAAGCGCGACTACCTCTTTGGGTATTTTGGAATCAAGACCCTCCAGAAGGGCTACCTTAACGAGGGTGAGACGCCCCAGTACCTCTTCATGCGCGTGGCCGTCGGCATTCACGGAGATGACCTCCCGCGAGTCAAGGAGACGTACGACCTCATGTCCCAAAAGTATTTCACGCACGCCACTCCCACGCTGTTCAACGCCGGCACGAACAACCCCCAGATGTCGAGCTGCTTCCTGGTGGCCATGAAGGACGACTCGATCGACGGCATCTACGAGACGCTCAAGGAGTGCGCGCACATTTCCAAGTGGTCAGGGGGTATCGGTATTCACTGCTCGAACATCCGCGCCAACGGGAGCCGCATCAAGGGCACGAACGGTGTGGCCGATGGAATCGTGCCCATGCTCCGCGTCTTCAACAACACGGCCCGGTACGTGAACCAGGGTGGCGGGAAGCGCAAGGGGTCCTTCGCCATCTACCTCGAGCCGTGGCACGCTGACGTCATGGAGTTTCTGGAGCTGCGCCTAAATCAGGGTGACGAGGAGATGCGCTGTCGCGACCTGTTCACGGCCATGTGGATCCCGGATCTATTCATGGAGAAGGTTGAGAAGGACGAGGACTGGTTCCTGATGTGCCCCAACGAGAGCCCGGGCCTTGCTGACGTGTACGGTGAGGAGTTCAACGAGTTGTACCGGATGTACGTCGCACAGGGCCGGTTCAAGAAGCAGGTCAAAGCCCGGACCGTCTGGGACGCCGTCCTCAAGAGCCAGGTTGAGACCGGCACGCCGTACATGTGCTACAAGGACTCGGTAAACGCCAAGTCGAACCAGAAGAACATCGGGACCATCAAGTCGTCGAATTTATGCACGGAAATCGTCGAGGTCAGTGGCCCGGACGAGACGGCCGTGTGCAATCTGGCGTCGCTGTGCCTCCCGACGTTCGTGAAGAACGGGGAGTTCGACATGGGAATGTTGGGCAAGGTGACCCGGGTCGTAACGCGTAACCTGAATCGCGTCATAGACCGCAACTACTACCCGACCGAAGCGGCCCGGAAGTCAAACATACGCCACCGGCCCATTGCCATCGGTGTGCAGGGTCTGGCTGACGTGTTCATGATGTTGGGGCTGTCGTTCGACGAGCCCAAGGCTCGCGAACTCAACGAGGCCATCTTCAGGTGCATCTACATGCAGGCGGTGTGGGAGTCTTTCACACTCGCAGACGAAGAGGGGCCGTATGAGACGTTTCAGGGCTCACCAGCGTCACAGGGCTTGCTTCAGTTTGACCTCTGGGGTAAGCAGGATCACGCATTTGATGAACACAAAGAGCGCATTGCTAAACACGGCCTCCGGAACTCCCTTCTGGTCGCACCTATGCCGACCGCCTCGACTGCCCAGATCATGGGCAACAACGAGGCTTTCGAGCCCTACACGACAAACATCTACCTGCGCCGGACACTTGCCGGTGAATTTGTGATGCTCAACAAGCACCTGGTCAAGGATCTTCAAAAGCTTGGAATTTGGAACCAAAATTTGAAGAATGAAATTGTGCGTCAGGGTGGGTCGGTCCAGGGGCTCGAGGGGGTTCCAGAGAATCTCAAGGCTATTTACCGGACAGTATGGGAGATTCCACAGAAGAGCATCATCGACATGGCGGCTGATCGGGGTGCGTACATCGACCAGTCCCAGTCGCTGAACATCTTCATGGAGAACCCGAGCCTGGCCAAGCTGTCGAGCATGCACCTGTACGGCTGGAAGAAGGGGCTCAAGACGGGCATGTACTATCTGCGGACCCGCGCCAAGGCTCGGGCTCAGCAGGTGACCGTACCGGTGGGGCCCACGGAGGAGCAGATCCTGGCGTGCTCGCGTGAAAACCCTGAGAGTTGTGAGATGTGCTCGAGTTAATTTCAATGCTAAATTCAAGATGGTCAAAAATTGTTGCAAGTCCGGGCCCAAAAACAAGAAGTGCGTCAGGCGCTCGAACAAGAAGGTGTTCAATTTACCTCGAAAATTCGCCAAGCTCCTGTGTATCCTAGGACCCATCAAGGGTTTCACCATGCGTGCGAGCTGCGCCCCTTATAAAAACTGCAAGAAGTAACCATGGACCCGGTGTGGCGGCTCCTGCCAGACCACCTGGTCCTTAGGATCCTTGAATTTTCAAATGAAATTGAACAAAGGGTCGCCTTCAAAATTCCTCCCAAGAAATTGATACTTGACAGGAATATTGAATTTCGAAATGAAATTGTGTATGACCGAAATTCTATGACTATGTGGGACTTTACTGGGTTGACAGATGCGTACCAACCCTATTGGATCACTAGAA